GGGTGTGGATGACCAGATACAGGCCCTTGTCATTCTGGTGTCTTTAGACATACTGACTGGCATGGTTGCATCTTGTAAATCACACTCCTTTGCAAGTGCCATAGCTACGAGAGGACTATGTAAAAAAGCTGTCATGTTCTTGATTATTGGTCTTGGTGTTCTACTAGATGGAGCCATGCATACACATATGATACGGACAATGTTTATAGGGGCTTATGCTATTGTAGAAGCCATGAGTATTTTAGAGAACATAGACAAACTGGGGTATGGACACTATATCCCTAATTTCATACGTAATGCTTTAGCACAGATCGCTAGAGAAAAACATGTAGACAAGGAGGGGGACAAACTGGATGATTAACCTTTCCGTTATATTTAACATTTGCTTTCTTTGTTTTGTTGTAGCTACTGTCATTCACACACGAGTAGATGACAAAGACACCTGTACAGCTATTCTTTGTTTTATTTGGCTAGAATGTATTATCCTTAGTTTATTTTATACTGTTATTAAACAAGGGGGTGTTATTTAGATGATTGACATTTATGTTATACTCACCACTTGTTTTCTATGCTTTATTACGTCTGCTATCATTTGTGAAAACTCTGACTACACAGACACTTGTACATCCATTTTTTTGTTACTCGGATGGATATTCTCTTTAGTTTGTTTTGTATACGCATTACAGGAGGTGATTAAATGACCAGTAAAGTTATTGATGTGTCCTATTGGCAGAAAGACATAGATTATGATGCGGTAGTTGATGCAGGTGTTGAGGGTGTCATTATCAAGATTTCCGAGGGATGTACAGAAGAAGATACATGGAGACCTCATGTAGAGCAATGTATTGAACGTGGCTTGAAGTGGGGTGTCTATGTCTATTCCCATGCACAAACACCTGAAAGGGCTAGAGAGGAAGCAGAGACAGCTATTATGCTATTGTCTGGTCTTCCTACGCCACCTATGGGCATTTGGTTTGATTGTGAAGCTCCTGAATGCTTTGAGGATGGTGTAGACACAACAGCGATATGCTCTGCTTTTATCGTAGAAGGCAACGAAGCTGGATTTACTGCTGGCATTTACTCATCTTCCTTGAAGTTTACAGACTACATGGAAAACTCCATTCAGCCTAACTTGCTTGCTGATTATGTACCCTATTGGATTGCAGATTACCGTGGATACAATGGTTTTGCTCAGACGTATCCAGATAAGCATGTAGCAGGTTGGCAATGGAGTGATAAGGAATATATCGGGGACACAAATGTTGATATGAATGAATGGTATGAGGAGCTGTAAATGAATGATGACAAAATCAAATATGCTGAAAAAATTGTTGCTGTCTGCATTATTGGTTGTCTCGCTATCTTCTGTCTCTTTTGCATCTACAACTACCTATCCACAGACAAATCAGCAGACAATCACAATGACACTATCACAATACAACGAATTGAAGATGAACATAGACAGCTTGGAGATGAACTTGCAGATATTAGAACAGAACTCCAGTACGGACAAAAAGCAGTTACTAGAGCTGAAGAACGAGTTGGAGACCTGCAAGAGTCAAATGCTGTTAGCTCAGAAAAACTCAGAGAAAGCAGAGAGCTTATTAAAAGAAGTAGAGACATCTTTAAAGACGTTGACAGAACAAATGGACTCCCTGAAGCACAAACTGACAGTGAAGGAACGACAAAATAAACTGGCATGGTCTGTTGCAGGTGGTCTCCTGATTGGTCTGGTTGTGAAATAAGAAAAGTTATTTTTGTCCATGGGTAATTTATCCTAAGGACAATGATATGTGCCTAAAAACGCTCTGGGAAGGGGATAGAGACACATAAGGCTCCCTCTGGGTGTAATTACCTATGGAGCCTTTTATTATTTTTAAATTCGCAAAGGGGTGAAGATTATGGCTAATTTTAACATTCCACAGGAATTGATTGACCGATTAGCTACAGAAGAAGTACAAGCACTGCTGGAAGGACTAGAAGATGAAGAACAGCGCAAGAACCCGGCATTCCTTGCAAAGGTTCGGCAATTTCTTAAAGACAACGATTTCAATACAACAGTTGAGATTGAAGGGGTTAAAGAGGTAACTCAGGAAGCCTCTAGGATACCTGAATTTATGGAATTGGTTAAAGGAGATAATGTAGGATGATATGGAGTGAAGATGATATTGAAAAAGCAAGGGAACATTTTTGGGCTTTTGTCTATATTGTCTGGAAGTCTATTGATCTCCCTCAGCCTACACCAATTCAGATAGATATTGCTAACTACCTACAGAAACCACCAGCAGACCGTATTATTATCGAGGGGTTCCGTGGTGTCGCTAAGTCCTTTTTGACATGTGCTTATGTTGTCTGGAGACTCTGGAAGGACAGACAACTAAAGACCTTGATTGTGTCTGCATCCGGTGACAGAGCAGATGCGAATGCCAGATTCATTAAGCGTATTATACATACACTTCCCTTTTTATCGGACATGATAGCGGCTAAAGACCAGTTAGACACACAGAATATATTTGATGTTGGTGGTACTGTACCTGATATTTCTCCCTCTGTTAAGTCTATTGGTATCACTGGGCAGATTACAGGGACTCGTGCTGATTTGCTGATTGCAGACGATAAACTTTTATGTCGTCTTTAAACCATGTGAAAACGGTGGAACTCCTGAAAAGGACAATACCGTGCGAAGCTCTAAAAAGAGAACGTGTAACGACTATTCCGAAAGGAAGTACCATCAAGTGATGGGAAGCGCATGGAACTACATTTGTAGTTAAGATATAGTCTAATCTTTATAGTAATATAAAGCATTTTGATTTAAGGAGTGATGTCTAAAATGACAATGAAATATAAAGTAGGAAATATAATTGATACACCTAAAGGAAAAATAAAAATTCTTGAGTATATACCCGGAAAAAGATTACCGAATAATAAGCGTATACATCCTAGAGTTACCATTAGATTTATTGATAGTGGTTGGGTTTGTAACGTGCAAACAACTAATATTGCCACAGGACATATTGAAGATTGTCGTGCTAAAACGGTGTATGGTATTGGCTACTTAGATACTAATTTAAAAATTCCTACGAGAGGAAACTCAATTATACGCAGAGCGTATGATTTATGGGCTAATATGCTCAAGCGGTGTTATGGTGAATACAGGACATGTTATACAGGATGTACTGTTGATAAACGCTGGCACTCATTTAAAAACTTCTTAAACTCTATTCAAGAGTTAGAAGGATATGACAAATGGGAGCGTGGAGAAGATGTACATTTAGATAAAGACATAAAGTTTAAAGGTAATAAAGTATATTCTGCTGATACCTGTATGTTTGTCTCTGCACATGATAATATCGTGGATAGCTTAAATCGAAGATGGCATAAGCCTAACGAACTTATGTTAATACAAAATGGTAGAAGTACCTAAGAACTCAGCGACACAACAACAGCGTGATAAGCTCTCTGAAGCAGTAAAGGAATTTGATGCTATCTTGAAACCTAAGGGACAAATTATTTATCTGGGGACACCACAAACAGAATCAAGCCTATATAACGTTCTGAAAGACCGTGGCTATATTGTCCGTGTTTGGCCTGTCTTATATCCACAGATATCAAAGATTGAAGACCACTATGGCAATACACTGGCTCCTTCTATCTATGATAAATTAATGGCTAACCCTGAACTGGAAGGGAAACCAACAGACCCTAAACGATTCAGTGAGGATGAAATTGCTAAACGTTCCCTGTCTTATGGTAAAGCTGGCTTTGCTCTCCAGTTTATGCTTAATACTCGGTTGTCTGATGCGGAAAAGTATCCGTTGAAGGTATCAGACCTTATTATTACCTCTCTGGATATGAAAGAATCCAGCTTGAAATGGTCATGGGCCAAAGGTAGGGAACAGTTGTTGAAAGACATACCGTGTACAGCAATGGCCGGAGACTATTACTATAGTGAGTTGTCTCGGAGTGACGAGACAATGCCCTATCAGACAACTATTATGGCAGTAGACCCTAGTGGTCGAGGTACAGACGAAACAGTCTATGCAATCATTAAGTACCTGAATGGTTATTTGTTCCTTATGGATATGGGGATTTAAAGAAGGTTATTCAGAC